TTAGATATTCTACATAATAGTATACTACGGATACCGTATGATACTACTAGATGGATGTCACTCATTAAAACTTGAGTGTGCCTTAAGGGAACTCGGCTTCATTGATATGGAATGGAGAACCATTGCTCATGCAGGCATTTTTCTAGTACAACCTGTAGGTATGCCGAATGATCCCGAAGGTGATCTATTGGGATTTACAATAACATATGAGAGTAAAGTAATAAAATTACAGAATACAGCAAAGAAAGCTTTAGATACAGCTATAAGATGGTCAGGGGACAGTTGATAAAGTGGCACACCACTGGTTGAAATTGGCACAAGGGGGATTATAATATAGACATAGACAAGAAAACAAATGCTCACAAAGATTAATTACGAAGTCAAAGGTCAACTTGCAAAACTACTTGCAACTGAAGATCTCATCATAGAGAACCGTAAGGTCGAGACAGCGATGTTTGACGTAGAACGTAGAGTATTGACACTTCCAATGTGGGAGAAGGCCTCTGCGTCCGTATACGACCTTCTCGTGGGACATGAGGTTGGACACGCACTATACACACCAGCAGAAAACTGGAAAAAAGATTATCCAGATCTACCAATGTCTTATGTCAACATTCTTGAGGATGTGAGAATTGAGAAGTTGATGAAGCGTAAGTATGCTGGTATCGTCAAGACATTTTTTAACGGATACAAAGAACTATCAAGTCAAGATTTCTTTGAGTTGGAGGAGAATGATGTAGAAGAGATGGGTCTACCAGACAGACTTAATCTAAACGCTAAGATTGGTAACTTTGTAGATGTTCCTTTCTCAGATGGCGAAGATTATTTTATCAACAAAGCAAACAAGACAGAAACATTTCAAGAAGTTCTAGATCTTTCTGTTGAGTTGTTTGATTACATGAAAGAAAAGATCAAGGACTCAATGGCATCTAATGGTGGAGAGTTAGATGAAGATTGGAAAGTTGGTAATGACTTTGGATTGGGTGAGTCCACTCAAGGAATCCCTTTTGAAAAAACTGAGTCTGATGAAGAACTATCATCTGAAGATTCAGAAGATACCAAAGGCCAAAGTAAGAACCCACAATCTAGTCCTGATCTTGGATCTGATTTTGATATGGAAGACATGGAAGCTGCTAGTGATATTTCTGGTGGGGAACATGGTAATCTAGAAACTATTACAGATAAAACCTTATCTAATAATCTAGAGAACTTGAACAACAAAGACAGACCAAGCAGTAGAGATCCTGAGTATTGCACAATACCAGACCTCAAGCTTGACAATCTTCATATCAAAGTCAATGATATTCATAGTGCTATGGATAGTTGGTATACAGAACAACAAAGAAGATATGATGCAAGTGTTCTAGAAAACAATCACATCACTCCAAAGAACATCTATGAGACAGTTGACAATGAGTACAGACTTTTCCGTAGATCTGCTCAGAAAGAAGTCAACTATCTTGTAAAAGAGTTTGAGTGTCGTAAGTCAGCAGACGCATATGCTCGTGCTACAGTATCAAAGACAGGTGTTCTTGATTGCACAAAGCTTCATTCATACAAGTACAACGAAGATCTATTCAAAAAGATTACTACTTTACCTGATGGTAAAAATCATGGATTGATTTTCATTCTTGATTGGTCTGGTTCTATGAGCACAGTTCTCATGGATACTATCAAACAGTTATACAACCTAGTTTGGTTCTGTAAGAAAGTCCAGATTCCTTTTCAAGTATTTGCTTTTACTAATGAGTGGAATCGTTATTCACAGTATGACCCAAACAAGTCTTATATTGGACACTACTCTTTACCCTTTGAACATCATCAAATTAAAAATGGTCAACTCATTGTAGATAATCAATTCACAATGCTTGAGTTCTTATCAAGTGATGTTAAGAAGAAAGATCTAGAACATCACATGATGAACATTTGGAGAACGGCATCAGTTATGGATTGTAGAGGTCGTTGGGATAACAATTACTTCTATCAGCCTCCTCATGGATTACAACTATCTGGTACTCCATTGAATGAAGCACTTGTATCTTTAAACCAGTTGATACCACAGTTCAAAAAGAAAACAGGTGTTCAGAAAATTCAGTGTATCACTCTTACAGATGGTGAAGCACATCCAATCAGTTTCTCAAAAGAGTTTATTGATGGAGACGGTCACAGATACATGGGATCACGTTCTACTTGCCACAATAGTGTGTTTATTAGAGATAACAATGGTAAGACTCACTCCTGTGGTGACAACTACCATGAGTTAACTGCTGCTCTAATTCAACAACTTAGAGGTAGATTTACTGACGTAAACTTCATAGGAATCAGAGTCCTAAACAAATCTGAGTCCAGCAGTTTTATCCGTAGATATTGTGATTGGGATCAGGACAAAGTTGCCAATCTTCAAAATCAATGGAGAAAAACCAAATCTGTTATGATTGAAGATGGCGGTGGGTATCATGCTTACTTTGCACTTTCATCATCTGCTTTAAACTCTGATGATTCTTTCGAGGTCAAGGAGGACGCTACCAAGTCACAAATCAAAGCTGCTTTCAAGAAGTCACTTTCTGCAAAGAAAATGAACAAGAAAGTTCTAGGACAGTTTATGGAATACATTGCATAGACAATCAACAAACTGTCACATAACTGGTTGCATGTGCTATCATGCACCAGTATAATTAATACATAACTACATAATGAACAATGCCTTTTGAAGCTAAAGTGAATCCAGAATCTCTAATTACTTCTCTAAGAGATCTATACGGTAACAAACTTACCGCCGCACACATCAAAGCATACTGTGCTCAACATGATGTGACATATCAAACTGTCACAAAATATCTTGCCAAGTTCAAGACAACAAAAGGTAAGTGGAATCTAACTGTCAGAGAGAAGAAAGCAAACCTTGAAGCAAACTTTGCTGCTCCTGCTGTTGTTCCACCAATCGAACAGAACCTTATACCAGAAGTTGATCCCAACTTTGTCAAGTTTGGAAACTTCCCTGATGTTAAAAAGATAATTCAATCCAAAGAATTCTATCCATGTTTTATTACAGGACTATCAGGTAATGGAAAGACTCTAGGTGTAGAACAAGCCTGCGCTCAACTCAAGAGAGAAGTTGTTCGTGTAAACATTACTATTGAAACTGATGAAGATGACCTTATTGGTGGTTTCCGCCTTGTTAATGGCTCCACTGTATGGCACAACGGACCCGTTATCGAAGCCCTCGAACGAGGAGCTATATTGCTCCTTGACGAAATCGACCTTGCCTCTAACAAAATTCTCTGCCTTCAGAGCATCCTTGAGGGAAATGGAGTTTTCCTTAAGAAAATTGGCAGATTCGTTAGACCCGCCAGAGGATTCAACGTATTCGCCACCGCAAATACTAAGGGTAAAGGTTCAGACGACGGAAGATTTATTGGAACTAACGTGCTCAACGAAGCCTTCCTTGAAAGATTCCCAGTTACCTTCGAGCAATCCTATCCCTCAGTAAAGACAGAGGAGAAGATCTTGAATCTTCTATGTGATGATAAAGAGTTCTGCAAGAGACTTGTAGATTGGGGAGATATCATCCGTAAGACATTCTTTGATGGTGGTGTTGAGGAAGTTATTTCCACACGTCGTCTTGTACATATCGTCAAGGCATACGCTATCTGGAAGAACAAAGAGAAAGCAATTGAAGTATGTGTCAATCGCTTTGATGATGAAACAAAACAGGCTTTCCTTGATCTATATGACAAGGTTGATGCTGATGTAAACTTTGGAGGAGAGACACCTGATGAACCTATGGAAGAACTACAAGTCCCTTCTGTATAAAACATTTCCAGACCTAAAGTTTGAGTCCGAGTGGGCTTGTTGGGAAGGTAAAGGTACTAACTTAACCGCTAGAACCTATACCAACCCATACTTTATTAAGTCTAGAGAGGTAGATATATGGAGTGATAAGTCATGTATCTACAATACGATAATCTATCCTAAGACAGGCAGTAATTTACCTTGCTTCGGTATGGATTTGATGGGATTTTTTGAGAAGAAAGTTATTATTGTATTTGACTTTCAACACCCAAAAGAAAAATTTTTATTCTCTGTGCCTGGATTACCAAAGGCAGATCAAGAGTATAGATTTTTTGAAATGGGCAACCACTTCTCTGAGAATATCTTTGTTAGATATTGCACCTTTGCCGATGTAGATGAACATTTAGATATGTTTGGACAATACTTGACAAAGTATAAAGAGATGGTAGAATTAGAAAGACCAAGTGGAACAGATACCAGCCACTACAAAGACTTTGATGCTTATATGACCAAACTAGATCCAGTGGGAGGATATCTTGCAGGGAAGTTTGGTAAAGAAAAGGCAGAGAGTTTAGTTCACGATTTCTTATTTACTTATGGTTAACGCATGGAGTCTTGCTGGTTCAATTATGAATGGCACATTTGAAGAGGATTACCCACTAATGGACAAAGAAAAGTACATTTATGAATCACCTGATGGTGGTAAAACTGTGACTCGTAGAAAAATCAACGAGACCAAGAGAGAAGTAATTCAAGGCGACTACTTCGAGGAAATACCTTGGAGTGATGTTGAAGATAAAAGGTATGATAAAGACCTTGATTGGATTGCAAAGAGTGGAGGATTTGAGTGGACACCAGGCTCACCATGGCCACCAGAGGTTCCTGATGAGGAAGCATGTAATGGTGATGATTACGCCGAAGCATTTGATTATATGATGGATCAGGAGCCATTAGGTTATGGGAACACTGCTAGTAAAACAGAAGATATAGAACACTCAGAGTATTGGTATGATTATACTCGCAATGATCCCGACAGACCAAATCCATTTGTCAATGATTATCTTGCAGATGTAGATGATCAAAGAGCACATCACTTTGGACACAATACAGTTCCCCCATATATAACCAAAACATTTAAGTATGAGGAAGATGTAATTCTTAAACAAGCAGAGGAATATATTGCCAAAACTTATGAATTGCACTATACTGGAGATAAGGGTAAGATGC